TGTGGCATTATCCTCAGCGGTGATGTCTATTGCAATGCTTGTGCCGTCCAAGCCGGATAACGCGCTTGCCGAGCTTTCCAATGCCGCGATGCTTGCCTGCGCTTCGCTGACCGCTCCGACAAGTCCCGACGCGTCACCCGATATTGTCACGGTTAAATTTGCCGCCGACATATTTCTTCACCTACTTTCCATAAAACATCATAAGATGTTGATTATCGGAATAATCATAATCGTCCGTGTCGTCATCAAGGCTGTCAAGCAGCCGAAAAAGCACCCACGGATTTTGTCTGCCGACCTCGTCGGGCAGCAGATGATGGTACTTGAAGAACACTTGATAAATATCCCTCAAAGTACCGCCTCCGCCCGACTTTACTCGTTTTTTGACGACAATGCGTCAACGTAATATTCCCAGAGCGTGATACAGAGCTTTGTTCTTGTTTTCGCGTCAAGCGCGTTAATCACGTCCTGCGTTGCGTCAGTGCCCTCGAACATATAATCCACCGCGTCGCGGCAGATGTTGAGCGGACCGCGCTTTTCTTTGTCATTGTGCGCGTCGTTTATAATGCACATTGTTTCAAAGTCGAACGGCTTTGAAACGTATTTTGTTTTGTCAGATGTAAATGTTAATGTATGCTGCATATTTCCTCCTATAAATAAATTATGTTTTGATAAAATATAATTTATTTATTCTTATTTTATATATATATAATGTACTTTTGTACACACAAAAGTACCAAAAAGTGTCGAGGAAGGAGGGCGCTCCTCGCCTTTGGCTCGCTCGCTCATCTCCCTCCTCGAACTCCACCCTCTAAACCCATGTGTAACAATAATTTCTTTAAATAATGCACTACAGTGAAAATAACAAATGTAGTACACTGCATTAAAATTTATTGATAACTCTGGGTTTAGAGAGGGGGTTTGGGGGAGAGATAAGCGAGCGAACGTAGTGAGGAGCGCCCTTTCCCCCAATGACCTTTGGTACTTTGGGTCAATCCAAAGTACACTATACTTCAGGATACCAATTCATGTCACTGAACCACTTTTCTTCAAGCTCTGATTTTTCGATACCCGTTGGTAAATCGCTTTCATCGAAATACGCGTAATAATTATTGTCGTAATCACGCTGAACGGCGGTATATGTAGCCTTTGCGGTCTGCTTATCAATCGAACCGCTCGATGGCTTAGTCTTACCGCCGACATTTGACGCAAAGCTATATGAACCCTTGTAATATCTGACGTATCTATATGAGCCGTCCGACTTCAAAATTCTCCATGCGACACCGAAGTACACAGTGTTTGTATCGTTTCCGACCTCGACAACGCCGTTCTTCTGTTCAAGTCCGCGCCATGCCGCGTCCACCTCCGGCGGAATGTCGGCATTCGTGATTTCATGTCCGAGCTTTTCGATATAACTTGTTGTTTCGTAAGCACCGTTGTCCGCGTCAAATGTATCCGCACCGCCCGCGTCTGTCGGGGCGATTTCAACGATACCCTTTAAATTAACTCCCTCGCCGTATGTTGTGCCCTCCGCACTGTCCGATACGACATTGAAAAATGTGTATTTGTCTACACCGATTGTTGGTAAAGGTTTTTTCATATTGTTTCTCCTTTCGATATTTCAAACATCTTAATGTATCTCATTGTCTTATGATATGCGCACTCGCCGTCCTGCTTCGGAACGTCCATCGAAAATTGCCGACACCAGCCGTCACTCGTCAAAAGCTCATTAATCTCAATGGCAAGCTCACCGCACTTTTTCGGCAATCGCGCCCATATGTCAAGCTGTATAACTCCGTCCTGTAATTGCTCCTCATTGTCGTATGACAGCGACACAGACTCCGTCAGATTGTAAAAGCTGACTATCGGCAGCTCGCCATAGCTTTCGGGGTGCTGATATACAAGTCGGCAGCTTAGGTTTTTTAGGGATTTCTCCAATTCTGTATTTATGTCAAGCATTTTTTCCTCCCTATTTCAATACCGCATTTTTAATCGCTTCCGCAATCGCGGCTTGATTATTCATCAATGCCGGCACTAAAAACGGTCGTGCCGCCATTTTGCAAGTGCCGAATTCCACATATCCGGCATAGCTTGCGCCGGCGGAAATCTCCGCCTCATTCGCGGACGATGTCGCGGTAATCGACGCGCGCAATGCGCCCGTATCGACGGGGCATGAACCCCTCGCGCTTTCGGCGACAAGCTCGCCTGCCGCCTGCATTGCAGCGGACAAGTCCGAATTTATCCCGTCAAGCATTCCCAAAACGCTGTCCGCGCCCGAAACGGTAACATTAAGCATTCTGCTCCACCTCACATCTGACCACAGCCATAATTCCGGTGGCGCGGCGCTCGACATAAATTATCCTGCAAAGCATATCGCCCGCCTTAACATATCCGCCCTCGCGGATATTATCGTTCGGCGCGCAGTAAAGCTTGAACCGCTTCACCGTTTCCGCGCCGAAATCCATATCGGTAAGTCCGCCGTCATACGGCTGAATATCCGCCGCGACCATGCATACAAGCTCCGTTTCGGCTTCGGCGGAATATGCGGAGCTTTTCGTCAGACGATAGACCTCGACATTTGTGTCGTAAAATTGCTCGAACACATTCTCAATTCCGCTCACGCTTCCACCTCCGATTTCGTTTCCGATGTCAGTTCGGAGGGAACTTTTCCCATGCGATTTACAAACGGTTCAAGGCGCGATATGTAATTTTCAAAGCGCGGCAAGTCGTCGAATTCGACGCGTCTGTCGCCCTCCGTCAATGCTTTCACAGCTCTCGTTTCGCCGCGCGCGCGGTATAATTCCGCCGCAATCTGCGCAATCAAGCCGTAGAGCTGATTTGGAACAACCGCAATCCTGCAATACGCCGTAACCGCCGCTGCGGTATCGTTAATCAAAAACAGCAGCAGCTTATCCTCCGACTCGTCCGATATGCCGAGCAGCATTTTTGTATCAGCCAATATTTCAAGCTCCACTCTTTCCACCTCCAATGCTCACGCCCAAATTATCCAAAGTATAAATCCGTTCATCACGCCGCCATGTGGACATAAATCGCATTCTTCTTGCTGTTGAGGACGAACGCGTCATAATAAACTCTGCCCTCGACAAGCCAGCCGTTGATACCCGGCGGATTATCATGGATTTTGTATTCGGAAAGCTTAATCGGCGCAGTCACAGCCGACTGATTTGTGATGATAAACTCGACATTTTCGGGAAGATATGATTTCGGCACAACGACAATCGGAATACCGTCAATGATACCTACCTGTCCCTTAACAAGCATTTCCTGCGAAACGTCGCCGTTCTTTACGAAGCTTGGGTCTTGCTTGATATTTCTGAAAAACGCGCTTGAAACGAACGCCGTGCAACCGACAATCGGAACTTCATTCTCGATTAGCGCGGTTGTTCCGTCAAGGAAAAGCTCGTGCGCGTTCTTTGAAGTCACCTCGCCATGAGCCGCAGTTTCAACGCTGTCGCAGATTTTCTTTAAGCGGTACTTGTCGATTTCGGGGATAATCACCTCGCGGATTTGACGCTGCAATGCAAGACCTGCCGCATTCGCCATTTGCGTGTCATCATAATTTCCTCTGTCGATTGTGAATGTGAAGCTTCTGTCTTGTGAAACGGTCAGCTCCTGAACATTGTTTTCAAGCTCCGCCGGAGTGCCGTATCTTGAAGTGCCTGTACGCGAATAGTCGTTCATCTGCGCGGTCGGGATTGAGTACACGTTCACGGTTTTCGTTCCGACGAAATCGTAATCATTGTTTACCGCCGCCGTTGTGAGCGCCTCGCGCGCAAATCTTTCGTCAATTTTTTGTGCATATTTGCTTGCAAAATTTATAGCCATATTTTTCTACTTCCTTTCTTATTTAAATAGCAGGTTAAATTAATAGCCCAAGCCGCGCAGGAACGGGTCGTATTCAATCGAGCCGGACGCGGTTCTCGGAGTGCAGCCGCGAAGCTTTTCCGAAATAGCCGCCTCAATCGCCTTTAGAAATTCCTGCTTGAACACTGCGATGTTGTCCATTGTTTCCTCTTCATCGCTGCCGCACAGAAGCTTTGCGAATGAGATTGGCAGATTTTCATCTGCGAGAGCCTGCTGCGCTTGGAATTGAAGTTTTTCCGCAAGATAGTTGCTGCGCTCATCTTCAAATGCGTTATAGGCTTGATTGTCGTAATCGGGATTTTCGGCATAAGCAGGCGGAGTTTTTAAATCCTTCGGCTTTGCGTCGCCGTTGTCGCGATTACGTCTTACCATAAATTTGTTTTTTGTCATCATAGTGACCTCCTTTTATTTGCAAAAAAGATTTTTTTGCATTTTTTTTCAAATATTAGTTATGTACTTTTGTGCGTACAAAAGTACGAAAAAACGCTGGAGCGGGGGGCACTCCTCGCCTTTGGCTCGCTCGCTTATCCCCTCTCCAGACCTCTCCCCTAAACCCAAGTTTAGCGATAAACTTAATTGCGATGTACTACATCAGAAAATTTCAGTGTAGCGATTAATTAAAAAATAACACAATACATCGAAAATAATAAATGTAGTACATTATTTTAAAATTTATTGATAACTCTGGGTTTAGAGAGGGGTTTGGGGAGAGATGAGTGAGCGCAGCAACCGTAGGTTGCAAGGAACGCCCTCTCCCCAATGACCTTTGGTACTTTGGGTCATTCCAAAGTACATAATAAAGTAATTAAAAATAAATAAGTAAATAAATTTGCTTATTTACTTATTTTTCCCCTTTTTCCCTTGCTGCCAGTTCTGCTTCCTCTTTGGGGTCAGTCACGAACGATAACTGCGAAAGCAGCGTTTCCGCAGTAGCGATACCGCTCAAATTATTAATCATCTGCGATACCTCCAGCTCATTCACCGGCAGATTTCGCGTGAACACAACGTCCACCCTATGCACAGGAACATAATCCATGCTCCCTCTAAGCTCCAAAAAATGATTGTACAGCTTAAATCGCTGCTTGAGCATTCGCGAAAAATATCGTTCCTTGTTCCTGATGTGCTGCTCGAAGCCCATCAATTTGTACTTAATCGCGACACCCGACAAATTATTGCCAAAGCTCTCGTCCGACAAATCGGGAACCATACTGAAACGGTGAATATCCTGCTTGATATTGTCGCGCAGAACCATAATATCCGACTCCGACATAACCTTTGATAAATACTTCGCGTCCGAACCCTCGTAGCCCATTAAAATTCGTTCCTCGCGCAGCTTTTGCGCCTGCTCGCCGTCAATCTCGATATTGTTCAAGAATAGGAACGAGTCCACAAATTGCTCCTTGTCGTTCACCCTGTCCGACTGCAACACATTGTACGCGTCAATCAGCGAAATCAACTGCTCGAAATCGCCCTGTTTCTCCTCATTATTGCGGTATTCCAAAATCGGCACCGCGCCGAAATGGTGCGGCTTGACGCTTGTCAGCTCCATGTTATTGAAGCTGTCCGCAGTGTTTTCAAAAATATACACACTCGCCGTGTCGCAGACAATACAGCACGTCCCCGTAACTCTGCCGCTGATGTCGAGCAGCCTGTAATAATGCACGCCGAACAGCGGATTTTCCGAAACGCTCGTGCCGTACACAACAAAGGTGTTCATCGGACTTAGGCAGACGCTTCTCGGCTCGGCGTCCTCATTCGCAAAAATAAGCTCATAGCTTTTGCCGTAAATGCTCATCTGCTTTTCAAGCTCGCAGTCGATATGCGCAATATCCTGCGTGAGATAGCAATTCTTAATCGGCTCGATATTGTAATTTTCGGAGCTTGCGTAGCTCACGGGATTGCCGACAAGATAGCTCTTTACCATATCCACGATATATTTCGCATGATTGCAGACAAGCCGATTGTTCGAGGTAGTATCGCTCAATTTGTGGCGCGACTTAATTTTATGCTCGCCCAAATAATAATTTTTCAGCATGGTTAATCGCTCTTGCTCCGATTGGTGGCGCATAATCAGCTTCGATAAAATCTCCGATGTGATACCGTCCTCCAAAACACATTCATCAATAATCATAATCTTAATTTCTTCCTTTCCACAACTCGCGCTTTTTTGTGATTGATTTCTTCTTCAAGCGCATATCTTGCCGCGTCTATCGTGTGATTGTTCATGTCGGGATAGCACGACTTAAATTCGTTGTTGATGTCCTTTTCAATCGCATAGCAGCAAAATTCGCGTTCCGCATTGGGACAGCGCTTGCTGTCGATAACGATTTCGTCAAGGCTCTGTAAAAATTTAATTCCGTATTCAATGCTGTCGGGGCCTTTTTTCGCGCCGCGAACGCGCAGACCGTACTCGCGCAAATCGCGGATACTTTTCGGTTCGGCGCTGTCGCAGACGATGTAGGAATTGTAAATATTTTTCTCGGTGATTTTCTCCGCCGCAGCGGAATTTGACAGCCCGACAGCGAAAATCTCGTCAAAAATATAGAGCCTGTTTTTGTGGTAATTGCAAGCCAGATAAACGAACGGGTCAGCGGCATAGCCGAAATCTATTCCGCAGTGGATTTTATCGAACGCGGCAATTTCCTCGTCCGTAATTCGCCTGACCGTCACATTTTTGAAAACCTCGCCGCCCGTTCCGGTGACCTTGCCGAGATATTCGTGGGCGTATAAATCGGGGTTCGTGCGTTTGAGATGTTCCGCCTCGATAAAGAATTGCTTGCCGAGCCAATCCTCGCAGACGTCCAAGTAGACGCTATGGTGGACGAGCCTGTCGGCGCGTTCGCACTTAACCTCGCGGTTTACCCAACTGCGTTGACTTTTGGGCGGATTATAGGAGTAAAAGACGGTGAATTTGCTGCCGCCGCGCATGAGCGATTGGTTGATTGAGCGGATTTCCTCCATGCCGCCGAACTCGTCAAGCTCCTCGTACCAAATGTAGGCGATGTAGCCCTTGTCCACCTTTGTGGATTTGAGTTTTTGCGGTTTATCCGCGCCGCGAAAGAGGATTTTCTGACCTGTTTTCGTGTAGGTCAGCTCCATCGGGCTGTATTTTATCTGCCAAGCGTCCTCGACGCCGAGCTGTTCAATCGCCCAGCGAAGCTGCGAGAATACGCTGTCTTTGAGGTATTGACCGACCTTGCGGATAGCGACAGCGTTCGCGTCGGGATTTTTCATAATGCCGAGAATAATTTCAATGCTTGCGAAGCTTGATTTAGTGCTTCCGCGACCGCCGCAAAGCCAGTAATGCGTGTAGGCGTGGTTTCGGATTGCGTCGTGAACCGCGTAGAACGGCGGCGCAATCAGCTCCGACAACCGAACTGTTTTCTCCATTTTCCTCACTCCTTTGTTCTTGCCGCCCGTCAGTCTTTCATCAATGAACGGCTTCATTCCCCACTTTCGCAGGCACATTTCCTATCCTGCAATATCGTCCACAATCACGACTTTCATGCCGCCGTCATGGCCACCCTTGTCGCCGAACATACCCAAATGCTTGCCAATCAGCTCGGCGGCTTTCATCATTTCGGAGGTTTTGACCGACTCATCATCGCCGCGCAAAACGTCCGTAAGCTGTTCAAGGATTTCGGTTTTCCCTGCGATTTTGCGTTTTGCCATAGCCGCACCTCCTAAAATAAATCGAACACCTTGTGCAGGCATTCATAGCAGCCGACGCATTCCTCATCGTCGTTCATGTAGAAATGCTCGGGTGCGGTTGCGCCGCATACGTGGCATTTCAAGTCCGAGTCGGTGTTGTAGAAATCGCCGTAATAGCCGGTTCTTTCAAGCTCCATTGCAATCACCGCTTTCGGGTCATCGTTTCTGTATTTCATATTTTACCTCTTTTCTATCTTAAAAAGATACTTCATTTCCAAAAATAATGAGCTGCAAAGCAACTCAACCTCAACTGTGATACCATTATACCACACATTTGTTCGTTTGTCAAGCAAAAAATTGAATTTTACGATATTTTTTCATAAAAACCCCTTGATTTCCGCATAAAAACGTGTTATTATTAAGATACAAATCAAAAAATATCGTAATAGGAGATGATTATCAAATGACACCGGGCGAAAGAATACGACAGCTTCGCAAGGAGCATAAAATGACGCAGGAGGAACTCGGCGAGGTAATCGGCGTGCAGAAAGCCGCCATACAAAAATACGAAAAAGGCACAGTGCAGAACATCAAGCGCGCGTCGCTGATAAAGCTTGCGGAGGTGCTTGAAACGACGCCGGAGTACATTCTCGGCTGGGAAAAGACAATGAAAAATGCAATTCCGGTAGACACCGAGCAGGTGACGCAAATCCCGATAATCGGCAGCGTTGCGGCAGGGATAAGCTGTTTTGCGGAGAATAATATTGTCGGCTACGAGGCAGTTTTGAACTCGGACATCAGCCCGTTCGACCAGTACGCATTTTTGCAGGTGACGGGCGACAGTATGTATCCGATGTTCATGGAGGGCGATTTGGTTCTTGTTAGGATACAATCGTCGGTGGATAGCGGCGCATACGCGGTTGTCACGATTGACGGCAATGACGGAGTTGTGAAGCGTATTGTTTACGGCAAGAATTTTATCGAGCTTCAGTCGGTAAATCCGATGTATCCTCCCCGCCGCTTCGAGAATGAGGAAGTCACCCGTATCCGCGTTTTCGGTGTCGTAAAGGAAGTAAAAAGGAAGTTTTGATGTACTTTTGTGTGTACAAAAGTACATAATACATAATTAAAAAATAAGTAAAAATTTAAACTGAAAAATTATTTACTTATTTTTCCCCTTTCCTTCACCCTTGACAAAAGTATCTTTTTATGTTATAATATACATATAATAAATCTTAAAAAGACACTTACAAGGAGGCAACATGGCAAATCAAGACTACATCGTGATACCGCGAGAGATATATGCAAACAAAAACATTTCGCCGTCAGCGCGGATAATATACGGATTAATCCTGCTCCGTTCCCACCAAACCGGCTATTGCTGGGCGTCCAATGCATATCTGGCGGAGCAAAGCGGATTTGCGGAGCGCAGCGTGTCGCGGCTGATTTCCGAGCTAAAAAATCAAGGCTTACTCCGAATTGAACAAGACCCGGAGCGTAAAAAGATACGCAGATTATACATAGCCAATTATGACCGTATAGCAGACAAAATCGGCAAAGTATCTTTGTCAGATACGGCGAGTGACGGTAGCCAAAATTGGCAAGGCAACTCGGACAAATATGGCGAACGGATAAATAATAAATATAAAAATAATTATAAAAATAATTATAATAATTATAACAAAAATTATACATTTGCTTTTGAGCGTGAATTTGAGGTTTACAACAGCGACATTGATTTTGACGCGATAGCGAGAGCTTGCGAGAAGTGATTGCAAAAACGGCGGATTTGTGGTAAAATGTCAACGGGAGTGTGAGAAATGAAAACGAATTATCAGGTTATCCTAAACAAAGAATTGGAAAAAATTGAAAGCGCAGGCAACGTCCCCACCCTGCTGCTGCATAGTTGCTGCGCGCCGTGTTCGAGCTACGTTCTCGAGTATTTGAGCGAATTTTTCGACATCACGATTTTTTACTACAACCCGAACATTTCGCCTGCGGACGAATTTCAAAAGCGAGTTGACGAGCAGAAGCGATTAATCGCCGAGCTGCCGACAAAGCACGAGGTGAAGTTCATCGAGGGCGAATACGAACCGGAGCGATTTTTCGAGCTTGCGCGCGGACTTGAGGATATGTCGGAGGGTGGCGAGCGATGTTTTCGGTGTTACGAGCTGCGGTTAAGACGCGCGGCAGAGGAAGCGCAGAGAGGCGGATTTGATTATTTCACGACAACACTGTCGATAAGTCCGCATAAAAACGCGGAAAAGCTGAATGAAATCGGCGGCGCACTGGCGCAGGATTTCGGCGTCAGCTACCTGTTTTCGGATTTCAAAAAGCGCAGCGGATACAAGCGTTCATGCGAATTATCGGAGATTTACGGCTTGTATCGGCAAGATTATTGCGGCTGCGTATACTCAAAAATTGAAGCTGAAAACCGAAAAAATCGAGGTTAA